CGCCGCCCTCGACGGCCAGCGCATCAGACTCGTACGCCCCGCACACCTGCACAACCCTGACGCCGACTACCGGCTCAAGCCACCCGCCGGCGACCCGGTCACCGGAGCCGAAGCCGTCCGCGCGGCCTTCTACGAGAAACGCCTGCACGGCACAGGCATCTGTCCACTGTGCCGCACCGGCCAACCCCTCACCGTCATCGGCCGCATCGCCGACCACGAACTGGCCACCGGCGATCAGCCACCCGCCGGATGCCTCGGCGCCGGCCTCGAACCCCTCGACACCGACAGGACCACACCGTGACCGACACCGACACCGAGCCCACAGACGGCTACGTCCCGTTCCGCATCGACTTCGACGACCTCGCCGCCCAACTGCACACCGACCTCGCCGGCATGCCCGAGAGCGAACGCGAACGCGTCACCGCCGCACTACGGCACCTGCGCGACGAACTGCCCGGACAGAGCGACCAGCAGATCGCCCGCGTCCTGCTCGCCGCAGCGATCCTCGGCCTGCGCCTGGTCGATGCGCCCGGCGGCCAGATCTGGAACGGAAAAGCGCTCGCCAACTTCTTCGCTGCCTGCGGCGAGCAGCTGTGGGCCGAAAGCCAGCCTGCCGATGCCTGAGCCGGCCGCCGTCACGATCCACCGCGCCGCGGTGCAACTCGCCGTCGACGCAGACCGAGCCGAACGTAAGAACCGCTCGGTGCTGCTGTCTCCAGCCGAAGTGCGGCCGATCGCGTCATGGCTCTCGTTCGAAGCCCAATGCGCAGACGGCAACGCACAGGACGACCCAGCATCCGAATTCGCGCTGAACGTCGCCCGCGCGCTACTCGGCGAGGCCACCGATGGGTGAGCGAAACGTCATCACCGCACCGGTCGTGCTGCCGGGCTACCAGCCGATCAGCGCCCGCGTCGAGACCGCGTGGAACAAGACCGACCTCGGCTACCACACCGTCATCTACCCCGCGCGCCCGTTCCTGCGCCCCGAAGTCGTCAACCCCGCAGATATCGAACGCGAACGCGTCCTCGCCCGATTCCTCGCCGAACCAGAAGCCGGCGAAGCGACCTGGCTACAGAAACCCGGCATGGAACCCGAGTGCCTGCGCACCGACCACGGACCCTGCCACCAATGCGGCCGGCAGGGACCGCGCTGGCGCTACGAGATCGACCAAGAGCACTACCGCTGGCTAATGTGCGACTGCGACGCCGTCGAAGACACCGGCGGATACAACGGACGCATCTGCACCCCATGCGCCAACGGATACAGCGACCAGGAAGCCAGCGTCGCATGCGAGGACATTCTCGACGACGACGGCCTCTCGTACTGCAGGTGGTCGCACTGGCTGGACGGTTCACCCGACGGTGGCCGACTGCCCTGGCTCTGCGCGGGCTGCTGGAAACACGTCACCGTTGACGAAGCCCGGCACGTCGCACAGCTCAAGGCGGCCGCCGATGCCTGAGCGCACCACACCGACCCGCTACGCCGTGCCCGTGATCCTCACGAACATCATCGGCGCGCTCGTCATCCTCACCCTGGTCGCCTGGCTGCTGGTCGCCGAAGCCGCGAACCCGGGCCAGCGACCCGACCAAGGCCCCGCACGCGGTGCCATCGCCACACCGACCGCCGCGTTCCCGCGCTGAGTGCGAAGGATAGAGCAGATGGCTGACACCGATGACACGGCGCACCTCCCGGACAACACGGCGATGCTACGCCGCACACGCCGCGCGATCCTCGCCACGATCCGCCGCGAACGACAGAAGCAAACAACCACACGCGACGCCCTCACCGTCACCGGCCGCGGCGTGCCAACGGATCCCGCATGCCGCCCGCAACCGGTAGCCGAAATCCAGTGGTCCGACGCCGCACGCAAGAACCTGCCGAAACGAGGCACGAAGTGACGACCGACGACAAGCTGCGCGCCGAAGTCGACCGCCTGCGCAGCGAAGTAGAAACGCTGTCGCGAACGATCGCAAAGCTGGCTGAGCACATGTTCGGCGGCCAGATTAGCGGGCTGCTTTCGATGCTCGGCTATCAAACGCAAGTTGACGTCGATCGCGCCCTCCCTTACGGCGCGCCGGGCGATCCACCTGTCGATAGCCAGCCCCGCGTCCCGCTGCGAGCGGTCGAGGACGTCCTACCGCGCAGCGGCCGTAACCCGCGCATCTTCTGCGAACAGTACGACTCAGGAACCTGGATTCACGGCCGGCCACACGACTGCCCACCGTGGACGAGACACGCATGAGCAACGAACTGCTAGCCGAGCAACACATCACTCGTCGTTTCGCCCGCAAGGACATCACCGACGAACAGGTCGTCGCGGCATGCAGCCACGGCCTCGGCGAAGACGCACTCGAGCACCTGATGCAGGCAACAGGAGCGCCCCGCAAAGTCTGCCTCGCCGCGATGTACCGGGCACTACGCAGAAAACTGATCGACTACGGAGTCTGCATCGAAAGGGCATGGGCGAATTGAGCATCGACCTCCAGGCGGCACTCGCCGCGATCCGCACCGAATACGAGCGCGGCATCAGCGACGCGTACGCCGGCGGACCGAGCGGCCGCGAACTGTCATGGCGACGACTGAACGAGCGCATCGACGACTACGCAAGGACGTACGCCGCGGCCAACCCGGCGAGCACCGAGCGGCAAGAGTCATCTTCACCTATCCTCGCGCCCGATTCGGCTACGGCGCAGCAGTCGACCAGCGACGAGGAACCGTCAGGCAAACCGGCAGCAGCGCCGCGAGCCAAGCCAACCGCGCGAAAGGCAACCGCATCATGAGCGTCATCACCGAACTGCACGACAAGATCCAGGAAGGCGCCGACGCCGTCAAGGGCTGGGTCGGCGAGATCGAGGGCCACCTGCCCGCGCTCGTCGAAGCCGCAGCCAAGTACGAGCAGAGCCCGATCGTCCAGGCCCTCGAGGGCGCGATCCTGCCGCCCAACGTCGAGCAGGAGATCGCCAAGCTCATCAGCGAGGCATCCGCCGCGTTCGCCCAGCACGGCAGCGCCACCGTCAACGGAACCGCCGGACCGGCTGAGCCCACCACCGAGCAGCCGACGCCGGACCCGGTCGAGTCCGACGCCGCGCCGGCCGCGACCGATGCACCGCCTGCAGCCTGACAATGGCAAAACAGCTTCAGCGCGCACGCGTCATCCTCGACGGGACCGACGTCAGCCACCTCGTGACCGTGGCTAACTTCGAGGTGACCGGCCAAGGTCTCACCGAAGTCACGGTCAAGCTCGTGGGCGTAACAGTCGACGTCGATCCTGAGACGAAGCTGCTAACCGTCGAGGTCAAGAGCTGAAATGCCTTGGTCCCGGGCCGATGACAATCCCGCCTATCACACGGCGGCTTGGCGTCGCGCCCGGACCAAGGCACTGCGGGACGCGAAAGGAAGATGCCAGGTCCGATTGCCTGGTTGTCAGGGCGCTGCCTCGCAGGTCGACCACGTGGATGGAATCGCGAACGATCCGCAGCACCGCAACCTGCAGGCAGTGTGCACCTCCTGCCATCGGAAGATCACCGCGCAGCAGGGCGGCGGATATCGCAACGGAAAACCGAGATCAGTCGATCCGCAACCGGCGCCGCGCACCGCCTGGTAGCAGACAGACGGAAACCGCAGGTCAAGCCGTGATCGAAAATGTCCAGCAGGTCCCCGGTCTCAGGGCCGCGCCCCACCCTTTTCTCCCTCCCCGGGTAGCCAGATAGCAACGATCACCTTTATATCCCCAGGTCAGAGCCTCCGGGATGGCTCGGAGGCTCGTGATCAAGCGTCAAAAACGTGCGTCCCCCTGCAAAGATCCATGGACGAAGGAGTCTCCCCGTGGAAATCCGCGAATTCCTGCGCGACCGCCTCAAGGCGGATGAAGCGCAGGCCCTCGACGCCGCGTCACGCAACGCCGCCGACTGGACGTGCCCGAGCAGCGCCATCCTCGACATCGGCGACGACGACCTCGTGCTGGTCCACGACTCCGGCGTCGGCGAGCACATGCGCCGGCACGACCCCGCACACGTCCTGCGCGCCGTCGCGGCGAAGCGCTTCATCCTCGACCGCCACCTGCCCGAACGCATCGGCTACTTCGACCCGAAGACCAAGAGCGGATCGACGTTCACCGTGTGCGAGATCGACGGCAACGGCGGCACAACCGAGGACGCGTGGCCATGCGAGGAACTCAAACACCTCGCCGCCGTGTGGTCCGACCACCCAGACTACGACGAAGCCTGGGCGCTCACGCCAGCATCCTGATGTTCGAGCGCATCGGCTGCGGCATCGAGTCGGCGAGGTAGGCCGCGCCGGCTGCGGCGTACGCGGCATCGACGTGCTGGTTGGAGCCCTTGCGGCCGAAGCGCCAGCCGTCGCCGCTCGGCAGCTTCTCCGCTGCCTTGATGTGCGCGTCGAGCAGAGGGTCACCGGGGTGCAGGACGCCACGGGTCTTGGCCAGGTCGGCCAGGCCCTGGCAGGCCTCGCTGACCTTGCCGCCGGATAGCTCGGTGGCGCCTTTGAACTTGCGCAGCATCGGGGCGAGCGCGCCGGCCGGGCCGTTGGGGAACCAGCCGAAGATCCGCGGTTTGATCCGCGCGTACAGTTCGGGCAGTTCGGCGCGCACCGTGTCTGTGTCCTTCCACGCCTGCACGATCTCCACGCGGATCACCCCGTCCGGCTGCTTGGCGGCGACCGCCAGGGTGACGTGCTGCCCGTCCGGGGCGACGTCGAGGCACGCGGCCAGGCGCCTGCGGTACGGATCCATGGTTCCCTGCGGGTCCTCGCAGGCCTGCCAGGCGGTGTAGTCGATGGCGCCCTGGAGCTGGTCGACCTTCTGGCACAGCACCTCGGTGCGGAAGACCGCCGGCGGGTCGGTGGCCAGCGCGGTGCGGATCGCGGCCTCAGAGATCAGGTAGCCGAGCGCGGGATTGGCCTGCCGCCAGGCGTGCGTGTCGTCCAGGGCGCAGTCGTCGTCGGCCGACCACTCGAACAGCCCGATCGACGGGTCACGGTTGGACAGGGCCGCGTCGCGCAGCTGGTTGAGCACCACACTCTGGTCATCGCCGGCGTTGCTCATGGCCCAGATCTGGCAGTTGGGCACGGCCATGGTGGTTTTGGAGACGGCGGACCAGGCGTCCCACTTGCGTTGCTCGCGCAGCTCGTCGATGTTCAGCTCGCCGATCGACAGGCCGCGGCCGGCCGACCGGTTCGCGGCCCCGATCTTGTAGCGGGAGCGTGAGGCCTTGAACCACTCGTCGCCGTTGACCTTGCGCACCTGCCCGAGTTCAGCGGCGAGGTCCGCACTGGCCTCGATCGAGTCGATCGCCATCTGCCACTGCTCGCGCGCCAGGCTCAGGACCTGGGCGACGCCGAGGATCAGCATCGGGCGCTCCATGTACATGCGCCACAGCGTGATGGTGCGCTTGAGCTTGCTTTTGCCGTTCTGCCGGGCGACCAGGATCAGCACGACACGGAAGCGGAAGTCCCCGCCGGGCACGGTCTCCAGGGCGTGGATCGCGGCCCAGCGCTGCCAGGGCAGCAGCGGTTCGCCGATCATGTCGGCGAATTCGGCGACCTCGTATCCCTTGGAGGTGCGGCGCGTGAGGGTGCGTAGCGGCGGGGTGAACAGCCGCGGTTCGGTGCGGCCGTAGAGCTTGCGTTTACGCGCCCTTGCCGGAGCGGGCTTGCCGGAGGCGCTCGAGCTGGTTCTGGGGGGCACTGGGGACCTTGCCTCCCTTCAGCCGCGACCGGCCCGCAGGTGTGGCGCCGAGCGACTCGAGGACGGCGAGCAGCTTCGGCCCGATCCGGTCGAACATCTCCTTCGCGTCGACCTTCGCGGCCAGCGCCTGGATGTAGGCGCGGGTCATCGGGTCCTCGTCGCCGACTGCCTCGAGGGCGCGTTCGGTGTACAGCTGCGCGCGGGTCGCCTCGTCGATCTGGCGGGCGTAGGCGCGGGCGAGCGCGGCGGCGCCCTGGTCCTCGCCGGCGAGGGTGAGCACGGCGAGGGAAGCCTCGACGGCCGGCTCGAGCAGATACTCCGCGTCTTGTAGCCTTCCCACAAAGCGCAGGGTACTTTGCGATCGTTCTTTTGTATGGTTCCTACAAAAGCGGTGCTATCTTTGCGCCATGGCGACCACGATCGCGACCTCGAGCCTGATCGGGCAGGCCACGCGCACCCGCGTCGCGTCGCGCACCCGGGAGCGACTGGCGAAGGTCGCCGGGCGGGCCGCCGGCGTCCGCCAGCACGTGCTCACCGTCGCGGCCCTAGGATGCGCGGACACCGCGGGCTTCCTGCACTCCATGATCGTCGGCCTGGCGGTCACCGCGGCATCTCTGCTGGTGCTCGACTTCAAGATCCAAGGCTGACGCGGTGGCGAGCCTGCTCGGCAAGGCGCTCGGCGGCCAGGCAGGACACCGGCCCCGCGGCTCCGCGCCGGTCCCGATGGGGTCCGCAGGGTTCATGAAACTGCCGGGCCTGGCGATGGGCGCGAACGACCGCGAAACGTTCCTGCGCACCTACGGCACCGTCGGCACGATCTTCTCGATCGTCTCGCTGTACGCCACCTCCACGGCGCGCCCCAAGTGGCAGATGTTCAACTCCGTGCAGCAGGACTCCAACCGGTACACCACCCGGGACGAAGGATCGGACCAGCGCACGCAGGTCTTCGGGCACGCCGCCCTCAACCTGCTCTACAAGCCGAACCCGTTCTGGTCCCGCTTCCGGCTCATGGAGCTCTCGCAGACCTATCTGGACCTGACCGGCGAGTCCTACTGGGTGATCGAACGCAATCCGCGTTCCACGATCCCGATCGGACTGTGGCCGGTGCGCCCCGACCGGATGGAACCGGTCCCGGACGCGGAGACCTACCTCGCCGGGTACATCTACACCTCACCCGACGGCCGCGAACGCATCCCGCTGGAGGTCAACGAGGTCATCGCGGTGATGTACCCGAACCCGTACGACCAATATCACGGGCTCGGGCCGGTGCAGTCGGTGCTGGTGGACATCGACGCCGCCCGTTACAGCGCCGAGTGGAACCGCAACTACTTCATCAACTCCGCCGAGCCCGGCGGCGTGATCGAGGTCGACCACGAACTCGAAGACGACGAGTGGTCCAACCTCATGGACCGCTGGCGCGAAGGCCACCGCGGCGTCGCACGCGCCCACCGGGTCGCCGTCCTGGAGGCCGGCCAGAAGTGGGTCCCGAACATGCACACCGCCCGGGACATGGAATTCTCCACGCTGCGGGATCAAGGCCGTGACATTTTCCGCGAAGCGTTCCGCATGCACAAGGTCATGCTCGGCGTCTCCGACGACGTCAACCGTGCGAACGCGCAGACCGGCGAGGAAGTTTTCTCCTCCTGGGGCGTGGTGCCGCGCCTGGACCGGTGGAAGGACGCCCTCGGGCACTCCTACCTGCCGCTGTTCGGCTCCACCACCACCGGGCGCGAACTGGACTACATCACCCCCGTGCCGCCGAACCGTGAGCAGGACAACGCCGAACTCGTGGCGAAAGCCACCGCGGCGCTCGCGCTACGGCAGGCCGGCTTCGCCGCCGCCGATGTCACCAAGGTCGTCGGCCTGCCCGACATGGGCGTGGAGCCCGCGGCCGCGGCCAGCGGCGTGCCGCCCCTGCCGCCCTCCGGCACCGGCAGCGGCGAGGCGCAGGACCGTGCCCTGGCCGACCTGTTCGCGCTGCTGGAGCGGCCCGATTGGGCGCAGCGCATCGCGGCCCCCTACAACCAGCTGACGACGGGAGCACGCCGGTGAACCCTCCTGCGATCCGCGTGCGCAACCTGCAGCGTGCCGCCAACCTCGCCGCCTCCGGCGCCCGCGCGATGGCGTGCCGGATCGTGCGCAACGACGCCGGCCCGACCCGGGTCGACGTGTACGACGACATCGGCGCCGGCTGGTTCGGCGGCATCGGCGCGCAGGACTTCGTCAACCAGCTCGCCGAGATCAACGGCGATATCGAAGTGCACATCAACTCCGGCGGCGGCGACGTATTCGACGGGATCGCCATCTACAACGCGATCGCCGGCCGCTCCAGCACGGTCACCACCGTCGTCGACGGGATCGCCGCGTCGATCGCCTCGATCATCGCGCAGGCCGGCCAGTCCCGCGTCATCGCCCCCGGCGCCATGATGATGATCCACGACGCGCTGAGCATGTGCATCGGCAACGCCGCCGACATGCGGGAAACCGCCGAGCTACTCGACCAGGTCTCCGACAACCTCGCCTCCGTCTACGCCTCCCGCGGCGGCACCAGCGCGCAATGGCGCGACGCGATGAAAACAGAGACCTGGTACACCGCGCAGGAAGCGGTCGACGCGGGCCTGGCGGACAAGCTCGCCGAGCGTCCCGCCAACCCCGCCGACGTCGCCGCACACGACTTCACCGTGTTCGCCCGGGTCCCGCGCTGGCTGGCCGACGCCGCGCAACCGCACGGCCCGATGAGCGGAACCCACTCCCACCCGCACCCCGCCTACGGCGGGCAGGGCGGCAACCACGAGCACGAGCACACCCACGACGGCGACGCCCACCACGGCCACGAGCATCCCGCGCCCGAGGGCGACGGGCAGGCCGCGAACCAGGCGCCCCGGGTCCTGGGCGTCGAATCCATGCCGCTCAACGGGCCGCTGCCGGTGCACCACACCGCGACCGTCGACAAGCCCTGGGACGGGCCCGCCGCCGTCAAGGCGATGCCTAACGACGACGCGGTGCTGCGCTACTGCCACGCCTGGCAGAGCGACCAGGCCGAAAGCACCCCGCACAAGGAAGGCGACGAGGACGCGGACGACAAGAAGTCCGCGTACAAGTTCCCTCACCACACCGAAAAAGGCGGCCCGGCCAACGTCAACGCGTGCAGCAACGGCCTGGCGCGCCTCGAGGGATCCACGATCCCGGACGGCGACAAGGCTGGTGTGCGCGCCCACCTGCAGGCCCACCTCGACGACGCCCACAAGAACGACGCCGAGGACCACCACGAGCACCCGATCGACGCGGCCGCATACGCAGCCTCGTTCCGACAGGCCTTCAAGGAGGCATAGCCCATGCCAGAAGTGGCGATCCCGACCTCCGCGGAGGAGCTCGAGGAGATGCTCAACGACGCGGCCGCCGGCGGCGACCGCATGACCGAGATCTTCAAGGACCCGCAGGCGCACGCGAAGTTCATCCGCGAATACGCCAAGGCGCAGCTGACCAAGAACAACGGCGAGCTGGCCAAGCAGACCAAGGACGCGGTGCAGGCCGGCCTGCAGGAGTTCCTGGTCGACGCGAAGGACGGCGGCAACATCGGCGTCCCCGCGGCCGCGCGCCAGGGCGCCTACGCCTCCTTCGGCCAGCAGCTAAGCCCGGCGCAGCAGGCGCAGGCACGCCGCGCCAAGCTCTACGACAAGCGCGCCCTGGGCGCGAAGCTGTACGGCGAGAAGCTGGCCGCGTCTTGGGCCGACTTCCTGCCGGCGATCCACCACAAGGCTGAGCGCACCGACCCGATCAACGCCTTCCGGCAGCTGATCAGGGCCGCGATGAGCGAGCGCGTGCCCTCCGAGGGCGGGTTCCTCGTACCTGAGCACCTGCGCTCCGAGGTGCTGCGCCTCTCCCTCGAAGAGGCCGTGGTGCGCTCACGGGCGCGCACGATCCCCATGGACTCGCTGCGCGTGCCCTACCCGACGATCGACGACCCGAGCCACAGCAGCAGCGTGTACGGCGGCGTGGTCGGCTACTGGACCGAGGAAGCCGCGGCCCTCACCCAGTCCCAGCCCGCGTTCGGCCGCATCGTGCTGGAAGCCAAGAAACTCACCGGCTACACCGAGATCCCCAACGAGCTGCTGCAGGACTCGATCGCCGCGCTCGAGCAGTTCTTCGAAGAGATGTTCCCCTCCGCCCTCGCCTGGTTTGAGGACGTCGCGTTCCTCACCGGTGACGGCGTCGGCCAGCCGCTCGGGATCCTCAACGCCGGCGCGACCTGCGCTGTGCGCGTGCCCTGCGGAACCCTGCACACCGTCGCGCTGAGCGACATCGTCAACATGTACGTGCGGATGCTGCCGCAGTCG